CGTCTTGCTTGACGTATGAATCAATGTCAATGTTTGCTGTTACAGGACAGTACATTTTATAAACGGCTTTCCACTCGTTTTTGTCGTTGAATATTCGTTCAGATGTGGAATCGTGTTTAATGTAGGCCTGAACATCCTCAACCTTTGCAAGCGATCTGGTTAATTCTCCAAATGGCCCTTTGGTATCGGTAAAAGAATAAATCTCTGCTGGCTTGTAGTAACATTCGATAGCCATATTACCACCCCAACTTTTTGTAAGGCCCTAGCTTGTTAGCATATACAGACTGCCATGAGCCGTCTTTTGTGAATGATACGGAGTAATCGTCAATTGATTCAGACTGGACCCCGTCCTTTTCCGTAAAGGCTGAAATCTCTGTTACCAACTCGAGAAACTCTTTAGGTGGCGACATTGATTCGATGCAGACAATCTCGTCTGTATCTTCTGTATCCATTATACCATCAACGGTAAGCGTGTCGCTTGCGACGTCTGTGATGAGATACACGCCATCATTCAGGTAGCTGTTTGTTACATGCAAGTATTGTCCTGCGAAATAAGTGTTTTGGAAGTCGCCAGTAATGGTTGAACCACTAAAAGCGACCGCCAAAGTCTCCAAGTCTTTTGTAAAATAGTTATGCAAATATGCGCAAATCTTGCCAATCATTGGCTACACCCCCAAAAGCGAGAAACAGTGCCTGTATATGTGATTCTCCCACCTGACAAAGTGAAGCAACATTGGTCATCAGTTAGAGTTGCCGTCAAAACCTCTGGTGTGCCTGCGATTGTTTGCACATGTTCTGCCGATGTGTACGCGTTAATATAGGCGGGATTGACCAACCTATCAAGCATGCCATCAATTTGAGTTGCTGTGTAGCTTAATTGTACGTCAGCCATTTTCTATACCCCCGTTACATAAATTTCGTCGTTAGTTGAATCGTTTAGATAGACACCGTCAGAATCCAACAGTCTGAAGTTTTCTGAAAGCGGTCAGCCTACAAACCGTCTTGCATAGTCTTGGTCGTCTCCGCTTATTGGCGTTGAGTAAATCAGCACGTTAGACTTGATTGGATACGTCCTTGCGAAGATGTTTTCACCATCTTGCAAATTCCTATACTGAATCATTGGTGGCAATGTTTCGCTTTCTGTCGTAATCTGCCCGCCATCGTACAGATGCCAATAATCTTGTGGAATACCGTTTTCGTCAACAATTGTAACCTGTGCATCAGTGATGATTGGCGTTGCTAATGGCAAGTAAGTTGAGTGGTCAATTAATTGGTGGATTCTGTCAAACTTGTCAACGTAGTCAACAATTGAATTGTCAGCGTTACCAGCTAGTTCTAAATCACCACCATTGTTTGCTAAGTATGATTTGGTGGAATATGATGCAATTTGATAGAATCCATCAGAATCTCTCAACATTACTGTCATAATCATCCACCTCCAAATCTACAATCTCGATGCCATAGTAAATATCCTCGCCTTTTTTAACAGGCGGTAGTTGTTTAACACATTGCGTTCCTTGGTCAAACTCTGGAATTTTTTCATAAATAATCAAACAAAACACCTCCTAGCATTGTCGCTCACTATCTTCTTTGCTGTTTTTATGTTTATATATGGTCTTACGTTTTTCATATAAAAATTATAGCTATTCGTTCTTTTAATCCAGCCCCAATATGAAATTACAGCATATGCATCGGATAATGTTACTCTGCCTTTTTTAAAAATATTTTTCACCCTCCTTTTTATCCTTAGCGCAGTTTTCTTACGCAAAATAGTTTTATTTTTATATATTTTCACTCCGAGAAAATCTATTGGGTATGTGTCATAATAAGAGTCTGCCTGCCGATATTCCAGTTAGCGTTCGTAGACGAATTATTCAGATTCCAGTTCTGCAAACCTGCATTCGAACCATTATTCAAGTTACTGCCAAGCTGGGCAAGCGCGCACCCAAAACCCCATTTATTTTACTTGGGGGAGGTGTCCCCCAAACCCTCTCTAAAAGGCCTTTCTAACAAGCCGCCCGCCGATATACCAGGCAGCGCCCGCAGACGAAGGAGACATATTCCAGTACCGCAAACCCGCATTCGAACCATAATTCAAGGCACCGCCAAGCAGGGCAACTCTGGCTCCGGGATTTTGATAACAATAATCTCTCCAAAAACTGCTACTACCAACATTCGTTGGAAACATCATCCAAGGATTCTTGCTATCAAGACCAAGTTTTTCTGCGTATCCATTTGCTGTTGCGTTTAAGTATCCAATTTTTTTATATGGACTTGCAAAAACGTTGCTTGCATAATCTCTAGCATCTAAAGCAATCCATGCTTGATTGTCGTTAATGTTTACCCCATCAACCCACTTCCACTGATTGCCCCACGGATTTTCAATTCCCATGTAGGCACAAGGAGATTTTCCGTCATTTGCAACGGCATAGCCATTTTCCAGCGTAGTTGACCAGCCTGATTTGTAAGGACTATTCCAGACGTTATTTCCGATTGCAATATCAACAGGACCACCATCAAATGTGATTGCTTTGTTTGATGCATCATAAACATCAATTGATGTTATTGTACGACCGTAGAAAACACTCATTGAACCTCTAGCTGTACCAACACTAATCGCTTGACCAACTTGGTACAAATCTGCATAGGTGTTTGCGATTATAATTCTATTTGTCGACGTTTCTGCAACAACCGCGTCATGTGCATCGTTGTGTTGTCCGCTGACATATCCTTGATAAATCGATTGGCAATTTCTGACTTTATGGTGAATAAAGAATAAGTCTTGCAGAATGCCTTCTGTGTGGGGGTCTGTTTGTTGATATCCTGGGCCATTATTCTCTGCGAATGTCCTAATTTGTACAATGGTATAGTTAATGGCAGGATATTTGTCAGGCTTAGATTCTAACCTATTTGAGCCGTCAACGCTCGCAGTATATTTGCCGTAGTCAACATAATCCAATTCTTGCTCATTATCGAAATCCCAAAAACACCAAGGCAACCAAGAGCCGGGAAATGGCTTTTCGGAAACTTGGAAATGTCGCACATCTCCGTCATCCCAAATTTTCATGTAGTGCTTTGGAATCCTAACAAATGTGTTTCCATAGGAATCCGTTACTTCCGAAAAATCAGACCAAGGATAAACCGAAAGCATATCTTCCGATGATAGCCCTACTGCATCGTCTGTGCGAATAACCGCGGAATCACCAGAAACTGTCGTGTCGTATTGCACGCCATAGATTGGTGCTTCTGCTACAAATGGAGGGCATGAAGATAAAACAGGATTAACAACAGAAACACCGTCAACCGTTCTTCCCTCAACCAACGCTTGCCCTTGTCCATCTGCGCCGACTGTTGATGCTGTGCCAATTACTTCTTGCTGTGCTGTGGCGTTGATTATTTCTTCGTAAGACAATTCTTTTGGCGTACCGCCTGTGAAAAATTGTCCATCGTCAGCCGCAATTAAATCAGCTTCTGCAGGCAGTTTAAATTTAGTTTCAGCCGGAATGTAATTTGCGCCCGCTACAAATGTGTCAATCTTCGCCCATCCAGTTTGAGAAACAGTTGAGCCGATAGGCACACGCATAATATCGCCGCTTGTATCAGCATACATGTCAAAGCCGTTTAACAAATTGTAATGGTAAGCGTCTTGCGTCGTCCAATTAATTCCAGTCATAGCAATTGAATTAGATTCGCCATAAGCCACGGTTCCATTGCCTTCAGCAAAAGGAAAAAGAATGCCATTGACATATACTTCAAAAAGTGTTCCATCAGCCGTTACCGTGATTCCAGTCGTTGAAAGCGTGACAGTTGCAGTGCCTGAATTTGTGATTGAATCAGCGCTTGCTAACTCGGTTGCAAATGTCAAGGTTGAAGCGGTTGTTGCAGATACGCAGTTTGATTCCACCAAATCTGCATCATAATCATTAATAACATCATGCCAAACATCGTTGGTAAAGTTGATATAATGAGCGAGAGCGTTTTGATTAACATTGTACAGATTCAGCAAATAACGATAAAGCAAATCTTCTAGCGAATCGCCCTGTGTATATTCAACACGTTGAATCAGCCAATATTGCAATTTAGCATTTAAGGAAGTTAAGCCAACGTCACCAAGTTCAGCATCTAGCAATCTTTCGCATTTATCTTGTAACGAATCGCTGTTTAGTGAGTCGATGAACAAATCAACTGTATCACTGATGTTAGCGTTCATGCTTCCAGTGGTGTTGCCATTCAATTGTTTCATAACCTCTAATATTAAGTCTTGCAATGACATACTATTCACCACCCAGCTTTTTCAATATTGTTTCAACGCTCATTCGTTTATCGACTTTGATTCCTTTAGCAACAGCCTCGGCAATCAACACTTCTTTTAGTTCAATTTCTTCATAATTTTCATCAGCAAGCAGTCTATCAATTAGTTCTTGATTGCTGATGTCAAATCGGCATCCTGTTTGTTTGTTTAAAATCCACATATGCCCTCCTATTTTAAAAAAGAGGGGATTGCTCCCCTCTCATTCTATGACTTACTTGCAGTCAAAAGAGCCAAGTTTGCTGCTCGTGTAACTTTAGCACCGTACAATTCCAGACCTTTCATAGCGTCCGCAAATCGTTTTTCAGGTCGGTATGCTTCTACCTCGGAAATTTGAGATGCAAATGCAATTGCCCCACGGTATCCAGCGATGATTTTATACTTCGTACCTGAAGTGTTTGGTACGTTGTTTGACTTGTAAACTGTCATTCCGTCTACTTCGCCAACTTCGCCAGTACGCTTCACTTCGTCGGCACCTGGATTGTACTTAACAAAGCGGTCGTCTTTCAAAAGCAGACCATAGTACCAAGGTGGTACAACTACGAAACGATCAGTTTCAGGCGTGTTGTTTTCGTCAAGGATAACGCCCAAGTCAATAAGTTTATCATAAGCCGTTGAAGCTGTAGGAACGATTGGAGTTGTGTCATCACCAATTGAGTTGCCTGCGCCAATAGCCGTGTACAAACCTGCAATATAAGTGTCTGTGACGTTAGCCAAGCCATAAGCCGCTTCTCGCATTGCTTCGTCCATCAATTTCGGCTGAGTTTGCGCCTTGTCAATGTCGTCAATCTGGAAGTTGAAGTATTTAGCTTGGTTGATTGTCAGCGTTTGTTGTGTATCTGTCAACGCTTCTGGATCGGAAATGTCAGTATCTTTTGTGTAACTTCCGATTGTTACACGACCAATTGAGTTAATGTGTACTTGGTCACCAAATTGTGAAATGTCGCCTTCATAATCAGTGTTTACAATGTTGCCGTATACCAATGCTTTGTTTAGGTTTGAGAGGATTCTAGCCGCCCAAACTTCTGGAATAAAATTAGCAATAGCCATTAATAAGCCTCCTATTTAAGTTCGCCATTCTCCATAGCGACAGAAACTTTTTCCCAGTTGTCATTAATCCATTTAGGGTCTTTTCTGTGCTGGTCGAATAATTCTTGAGTAATGGCATCTTGGACTTTGTTACCAGTCGGTGCAGGTGTCTGTCCGACTTTCTTAACTTCACCAAACATGTCAGCATAACCCTCTTTAAACTTACCCAACTGCTCTGTAAGCCCTACAAGTTCGCCAGCTTCATTCATGTTAAAATCGTCAAGTTTGAATTGATTCTTAGCCAATTCGATGTAATTGTCCTTGATACCTGCGCTTCTTAACTGCTTTTCTAAAATGCCAGCCTTCTTGCCGTTCAGCACCTGTTTGTCAAATTGTTCTTTTTGTGCCACGTTTTCAGCTTGCAGCTTGTCTATTTGTGCAGTCAATTCCGCGCTATCTTTCACCTGCGCTTTAAATTCTTCCAATTTGGTATCGCGCTCTTTAATCTGCCCTTCTAAAGACTTAACCTCGTCTGCTTTTGCATTATACTTATCTTTTGGGATAAAGTGTTTTGGCAGTTCAGCGTTAATCTTTGCAACAATGTCATCTGCATTTGCGATACCTTCGAGAATTTGTTTCATCCATTCCATGTGTTACCCTCCTATACGTTTTTATACAGGTTCGTGCCTGTAGTGGATTTGTCAGGATATACCGTCCTGCTCGGTAGTTTAATTATATCAAATTTAAACGGTGTCTCGCATCAGTTGGATTCTTTGACGTTAGTCAGCTTCACAGCGCCTTTAAAAAACACTTTATCAAGCGCGTTTTCTTCTTTTTTTGTTAAATTAACCATGAGCTTATCCATTTTTTCAAATAATTCTTTATTTGTCATCAATTTCTCTCCTTTACACGATTGTCAAACCAATCATCATATTTTTGGTACGGAATAACTTCTTTTGACACGTTGTCTCGCCTGTACGCGGATTCTGTTGGATAGTCCTTCAACTCCGTTATCATAGTGCACCGACAATTTATTACCTCCTCTGGCGGTCCAGAATAATCACCAGGAAACATTAGGCCATTAGAGAAAGGCTTGTCAATATCTCTTTTTTCTCCGTCAATCCCTTGGTGCCTGTCTCTTGTCCTGCCGTCAAGCGTGGAAACCCATACCTTCTGCATCTCAATTCCTTTTGCTTCAGCCTTCTGGAAACTCTCCATCCTACCATCGTTCATAACTCGTGTCGTTTCTGTTCGTGCGATTCTAACAGCGTCATTTGCGTTTCTCTCTAGTGAGTTTCTAACCTTGCCGGCCATCTTATCAATTGAGTCACCTTGTGCAATCGAAGAAGCAATGTCACGTCTTAACCTACGCTTAACTAAATCTGCATTATCAGCCAATGCTAGTTTATCCAACGGATTTGATACAGCCTTTCTAACTGCATCCCTAGGAATCAGAGTATATGCTAGCTTAACTTGCAACTCGCTTTCCAACGCAAAGCCAGCGTGGTAGTAGTTAATCATCCATGTGTCAATGGCTAGATTATCAATAGCTTTCTTTGCTCCTGTGTTCAACTCTGCAACAATTGCAAGCATTTCTCTTTCTAGTGACTGCGCCCGTTTAAACTTCAGTGCTTCAACGGTGTCAATTTGGCCGTCAATGCCATATTTAGCTATAAAGTCTGCAACTAGCTTCCTTGTGTCCTTGTATCCTTTTGTGTAAATGCGCTTTAATTCGGCAAGCATAGCTTTCTCAGCCTTGTCTGTCAACTTGTCCGCTTCGTTTAGTTTACTCGCTATCGTCATATGCTCACCTCCATTTAAATTATAGCATAAAAAAAGAAGCCCCCGTTTTGAGGGCATTAAAAAACCCCCTTAACTATTTCTAGCCAAGGCGGTCTTTCGTCCGGCATCCACCGGATACCACTGTTTAATTATAACATAACAAAACACTGTGTCGCATATACTATATAAGCAACAAATAAAATCCAGACAACCATCATAAAAAATGGAAATTCTTGACTTAAATATATTAGCAACGTCATAACAGCAATAACAGCGCAAACTATTAACAAACACATTAGAAAACTCATGTTATTTCATCCTCTCAACTTTTTCTCTAGCTTTGCGCAATGCTTCTTCTGCTTTGGCTAGTTCTTCGAGTGCTTGGGTTTTTTCTTCATCTTCAGATTCCCAAACCAATTCAAAATGTTCCAAGTCAAATTGTCTCCTGCTTAAAAATACATAAATTGCAGTTCTTTTCTTTGGTTTGTATACCTTAACAAAATCTAATCCACCATTGTGGTCGAGGCTTCCTAGTTCGCCAATCGAATCAAGCGAATCCCAACCTTGGTCTTTATAAATAATTGCATTGCCTACAATCATTCCTTGCAATCCTCTTTTTGTTTCAACTACCATTCCGCTTTCCAAGTCTTTTTTACCAAACATTTCTTTAACCTCCTCGAATACCCAACCATATTCGTTAATAGCTTCGCTTATTGCTTTTTGATACCATCCAGAATCACCAATACACGGTTCGTTTGCATAACGCCCAGGTATTACTTCATAAACTTCTCCCTCTTTAAAATCTTCTGCAAAATCATAGTGTAAATTAGACCCTTCCTTAACACATCTCAATTTCATTCCTTCTCTTAGTTTCATTTCTTCTCCTTTCACTTCTTCAAATTTGCAATAATATTCAGCGCAAACAAGGAAAATCGCTCTTCCACAGTCATCTTCTATTGCATTTGCTGGTTCAAATCCACGTTCACCATTATAAAGTTTGAAAACGTTATAAATCTTTCCTTTCGTGTAATGCGAACAGCCAAAATTATCTACACATCTTACTTTCACAAAATCACTCCTTTTTCTTTTATTCTATCATACTATTTAAATTTTGTCAAATAAAAAAGAGGGTTATTCACCCTCTAATAGTTGTATCGGTCTTTCTTCTTCTAGCTTCTTGATTTCTAATTGCACATCACTAACATATGGATGTTTTGCAAGCAATGTCTCTTGCGACAATGTACCTTGTGACTTCAGAAGATTCTCGATGATTTCAGTCTCATTAAACAGCATGGAAAAGTCAAAAGTGATCTTCAAGTCTTTGTAATTATAGGTTGTATTGTCTCTGCCGTTGATAAATTCGACGACGAACCAAAGAAATTCTTCAATGGCTGCATCAAGGTAAGTAACCGTTCTGCGTGCTTTTAAGTCTAGGCCTACATAATGCGCCTTGATTGCCACGTTGGTAAGGCTCCCGCCCGCTAGTTCTGACACGTTGACGCCTTGCCCAATTGAGTAAATTTGTTTGACGCAGTATTCCATGAGTGCCGCTCTGGCTTCTTTTGGAATGTCCATTGTTTTAGGCTCTGCCGCACCATCTTCATCTAACTTGATAGCCTTAAACTGCATCAGATTAGTCATGAACTCCTGCAGGCTTTCGCCATCATAGCCTTTTAATACCCAAATAGCCAATTGAACATCTTTCAAGTCGTTGATGAATCCAGACGTTACCAAGTCGAGTGCATCAATGTAATTCTTAATAGGCTGAAGGTCGGTTTTCATCTTGGCGTTGTTCTTCACTTGGATAACAGGAACCTTGCCCCACGAATGCGGCTCTAGTCCGGTTTCTTCTAGTTCGCCAATGTCTTTTCGTGTGTCGTATTCATACCAGTGATACCGAGGATTTAGCGGCACGTCCTCAATACTTCCAGGAATCACCCATTCATAGCCTTTGTCAGTCTCCATGTAGTAAGTGGTCTTTTCGTCGTCAATCACTTCAACTCTGTATCGGTGCTTTTCTTTGCCACCTTCAACCACAACCACTGGATAGTATCTGATAGCTTGCACGGTCATTTTTTCCTGTTGGTCTTTAACGAAAATAAGTTCAGTGCCGTCAATTCGTGTATAGGCAAACTCTCCATCTTCGTCTATATAAGCCATTAGGCCGCAATAACCTTGGTTAGCAACGTCTGTTACCAACTCTGCCATTTCACGCTGGAACGGCTTACCCAACAATTCGTTCACCTTTTCTTCAAGTTGGGCATCTTCAGAAGAAATTACAATAGGCTTGCTAGTAATGTATGATTGCTTTTGTTCAACCAACATCGTATGAAAAGGATTCACCATTTTTTCATTTGACTTCATGTAGTCGGTTTTTCTGATGCCTTTAACAAAATACTCTCTGAAGTCTCGCTTTAAAATATCGTGTTTCTCGTCATAATAGCGAATGCCAGCTTTTGCACGAATCGTCTGCAATGAATTGATGTGTGTTTCGATTAAATCTTTTAGAATCTCATTGTACGCCATGTTTACCCCCTATCGTAATGTGGTCACGCCAGTTCTATCGGCTTTCTCTGTGGCGTACCTTGTTGCATCTATTGTATGGTTGTCCTTATCGGCTAACCTTGACAATACATTTCCATCTCTGTCTGTGTCATAATCAATCGCTTCAAACTCTCTCGCAACATTAGGTGTCCGCTTGTGGTCTATGACTATCGCTTCTAAATCATCAAGCCATTTCTCACCAAACTCAACGGAACCAGGGCCTTTTCTAGCCTTCTTAATTCTCACACCGTATGTTTTCATTTCTGCAATAGACTTGGGTTCCGCAGAGTCGGCGATAATCATGTCATGCTCATAGCCTTTTCGGATAATCTTTTGTGCTGCTTCACGGTTCGACATCTTAACGCCGAATATCTCGTCAATGAAATATAGAATACGTCTCGTCTTATCGTAGTGCATCCTGACATATGCAAAAGGGTCAGCTGCATATCCCCAGTCAATACCGCATAGTATGTTATCAAATGAGTCAATCTCTTCTTGCGATATGCGCCTAAACTGCAGGTTTTGGAAAGGCACAATGCCAGATCCAATTGGCTTGCCTAGATATTCCCATTCATACCTTTGCTTGTTATTCTCTTTGGTATGCTCAATTTCCTCTAGCATTTGCTTGGATATATACGGGTTGTCCAAGTAAGTAGACGAATGAACGTAAGTATTATTCTGAATAAATTGGCTTTCATACTTCTTATTAAGCCAGTGCGTTCTTCTCTTCGGTGGGTTGTACGACAGAAAGACCTTATATGACAAGCCCTCTAATTCCGCCCTTACAATTGAGTTGACAATCGTCGTGATACCCTCTTCTGTTTTAAACTCTGCAGCTTCTTCAATCCACAGGTCTGTAATTGGATAGTCAGCAGTCTTGATTGACTTAATCTTTGTCGGATCGTCAGCACCAAAGAATAATATCTTTGCCCCCGTGGGCTTATATATTAACTCTAGCGGGCTTTTCTTTGCTCGCCAGTATTGGTCTACCCCTAGATAGTTAATCGCCCATAAGCATTGCTCGTAGACTGATTTTTCAAGGTACTTCCCGTATTTCCGCATTGCCAATGCATGGCTTTTATATTTCATTCTATTAAAGACTAGCTTTAGACTGATGTGAGACGACTTAGAGGATCCCCGTCCACCCTTTAATACAAAGTATAAATAAGGCTCTCTTTCAGCTTTCCAGAAATCATGAAACGAAGGCAAGACTTTTTCACTTGTCTTGATTCTCATTATAAATCATCCTCGATGGTTACGCCTAGATTTACATTCTGGTTCGAATTGTCGGTAAATGCCGCATATCTCTTGCCTAGTAACTCGGCCGCTCTAATCCTGTCACTTCTCTTTGAGTCTTCATCATGCATTGATTCGGTTAGAAACTCAAGCACATCATCAAGCGAAGCAATCCTACCATTCTCCCTTTCCGCAAGGCGTGATTGAATGTAGTCAGCTATATAAGGTTTATTTAAGTTCTCATTCCCTATAACCGACGCTGTTTTTTTGCTATAGCCAGCTTTTATAGCCGCTTCCGTAGCATTAAGCGATATAAGGTAGAAATCGCAAAAAGCCTTCTGTTTAGGCGTTAGCTTTTTCATGTCATCACCCCTCTATTAATTATAGCATAAAAAAAGAAGACCCCGTTAGGAGTCTCCCAAAAAAGAAAGAAAGAAGGAAGAAGGTGTTTCCACCCATGGCGGGAATTGATGGACTTGAACCATCGACACTCTGGTTAACAGCCAGACGCTCTTCCATCTGAGCTAAACTCCCATATGTTGCCGCGTTTATAAGAATTGGCACGCGGCAAGCCAAAGTAGTAGTCTACCAACCAGCTTGTACTCGCACAATACAAGCACCAGGAATTGGCGTTCCTGTTTTGTCTAAGTCGCCAAACTTAGACGATTTTGGTGATTTTACGTTGATTCCATCTGCTGTCTTGGCAAACTTTCTTCCAGTTTAATTTTTAGTTCAGTATATGAAATCTGCCCTTGCAGCATGTCGCTAGTCGCTAGGTTTGTCTTGATAACCTCATAGTCTTTGCCTTCTATTCTAACCTTCATTGTTTACCTCCTTGATGTAATCGCGCAATTGGAAATAAGCACTTTTTAGATTATCGTTAATGATTTGCTTATCTATTTGTGGCATATATTCACCAAAGCGCTCACAATCTTCTTTTTCTCTGGTTTCAAACTCTGTATCCGTGATTTCAGGTTCCCTGCCCACTCTACGCATCATTCTGTCAAACTTATCTGCGCCAACGAACACAGACTTAACGATGCCATTGTAATTTTCTTTCAGGCTTTCGTATCCCTTGGTGTCGCATACAAAGATATTGATACCTTCTTCAATCTGATCTTCGTGTAGACCATACCAATATTTACCCGTTTGACTAGTCTCTAAATAATGGCCATGTCGAATAAAATAATCAAAGTCCATTTCATCTAAGAATGAATAGTCGTTCTGATCTTCACCTTTTCTCGGTGGTCTAGTGGTGTCGCTAATGCACCTGTGCGCTCCTAGAAACCTTTCGCATAGTTTGGCAAGCGTATCTTTACCTGATGCCTGATAGCCCATTAGACAGATTACAATTGATTTCTTTTTAAGTGGGTATTCTTCCTGTGTCAATACAGGCATTCCTTTTTCTTCAGCATAAGCCTTTTCTCTAGTTGCGCCTTCCGATTCTTCCCAACCATCAAGCATTAATACTTCGTCGCATTGGTCAAGCAAAGCCAAGCATTTTTTGAATCCTGCTTCATAGTCCATGTGCGTGTAACAATCACCAAATGCCAATACAGGGCTTAGAAACGTGATGTGCGGGTAAACCTCATTTAGCTTACCCACCGTTTCAATAGCTTTCTTCTCGTTTTCTTCAAGCCCGCCATAGGCTTGCGCCACATATACTTTTTTCATTCTTCCTCCTTTATTTAAACAAAATCACAAGCGCAATAATACCCCCGATAAATCCAATTAAATCTGCGCCAGTCGCTTCGCCCGTTTTACCTTCTTTTGCAAAAATTACGCTAGTAAAACAACCTTTGAAGAATAACATTGCAAAAAACACGATACCTATAATTTTAATCATGCTTCCACCCCTTCCAAATAAATCAACTCAAATTTTTCTCCATCGTTTTTATTAACCATAAACAGTGAATAGCCTTCTTTGGTCTTTTGCAGCTTGCCATTTTCATATACGGTCACAATATCGCCTTTTATTAGCTTTTTAAGACTTGACCTATGGAATTTACCATTCTTGTATTTCCTATACTCTCTCAATCTCCCTGCCTTTCAACCAATGCCAAAATCGCATATCCAGCAATGTCCATCAATGTATCGTCGATGCTCTCAAAGTTTGGTTCTTTGCCTTTAACAAGATTCTTCAATCTCTCAACCTTGTCATTCAACCTAATGGCTACGCTTGTCATTCCAAACTCTTTGTAGGATTTGCTAAACGCCGAATCATAGTCTTTGTCTTTCCTCTCTAGCAATTCAGCAATGTCTAAGCATTGTTTTTTAACGCCAGATACAATTACCGTTTTCATTTCTTCTACTAATTCAAGTTGGCTTTCTTCCATATAACGTCCACGCTTTCTAAAACTAACAAATGGCAGGTTCTCGTTATACTTCTCAATAACTCCTGTATCACCAACCAATATGCCTACAGTTTCGTCAAATCCATCTAACCAAGTTACCTTCACTTTGTCACCTATTTTAAACTTTGCCATTTATTCCGCCTTCCTCGTCTCATAACATTTAATCATTTCAGGCTTGAATTTAAGAATTGTGCCATCGTCTGCGACCTCTAATTCAACAAGCCACGCGCCAACGTGGGAAGCGATCCTCTTACCCCTCATGAAGTCTGTTTGCATTTCAGTTGTTCCAGCTTCTAAAATATGAATGTTTCTGTACTCCATGTAAAACAATTTGTGGTGGTGGCCGTTAATTAGGATATTCGGCTTCTTTCCACCTTCCATAGAGTCTGCATACTTCTGCGCTGAATAACTCAAAGCGTATGACGACCCGTCCCCTGGATGATTGATTTCCATCACGCAGTTAGGAGTCAAGAACACTTTCGCATTGTTAAGGCCTAAATGAATCATGTCGTCTCTGCGGTTAGCAATAGCCTTGCCAATGTCTGCTCCGCCATTTCTTAGATGCGTAAAATCGTGATTCCCTGTGATGAAGTATGTTTTAAAGTCTCGTCTTGGATAGACTTCAGAAATGTAATCTACTTGTCTGTCGAATCCAATTGCTTCCGGCAGTAATTCATATACCTGCGTTGAACGGTTTGTATAATAGCCGTCCGAAATATCTCCCGCATGATAAACGCAATCAACATTTTCTTCTTCGAAGTAATCATACAACTCATGCAAGAAATCAACTTGTGAAAACTTTGAACCTAGATGAGTGTCAGACACAATACCGAATTTAATCTTCTTGCCACTAAATTTCGCCTTATGAAAATTATCCATGTTTACATTTGTGTTCTTAGATAGCTTAATTGAAGTGCCTTCTTGCAAAATATTGTATTCTGCTTTTAACTCTTCTAAAAAGTCTACCACTTTCAAACCGTACTTAGCAATGTAGTAAGAAGTTTCTCGCTCTTTAACCAATTCCTTCAGGATCACATTTTTGTTAATTTTGGCTTTTTTGACCATCTTGTCTAAGCCTTCTGCTTGACACCATGACTGTATGGTCCGATACTTTATGCCCGTTTCATCTTCAATCTCGCCATAAGTCATGCCTAGCTTGCGTAACTCTAAAGCCTTTGCCCTCGTTTCATCTGAATGTTTTTTCATGCTTCCTCCCATTTAATTTGTCCGGCTATTTCCGTTTCAAACGGCTCGTCAATTTCTTCATCTGTTTCCACGGGGTATATTTCAAACTCCCTCATGCAATTAGAACAGAAATAAACGCCAGCATCTTCAAATTTTATCTTCCTTCCTTTGACCGTTCTTATTTTGCCTACTGTATTACTCCTTGCACATAACGGACAATGGATTGCCATGTTTTACCCCCTTCAAAACGGAATGGACTCATCATTTACTTGTTGGAAATCGTCAAAGCTATCATTGCTTTGCTCTTGCTTTTGCATCTTTTCCAAAAACTCTACACGATCCGCAATAACGTCTGTGGTGTACACCTTCTGACCGTTTTTTTCGTAGGATCCTGTCTTGATATGCCCTTCCACCAACACCTTTGAGCCTTTGCCTAAATAAGCTTGGCACAATTCCGCAGTCTTTCCAAATGCCACAACCCTGATGAAATCAGTGTCGTCTTTTTTGAATCCGTCAACCGCTAAAGTAAATTTAGCAACCATTGTTTGCCCTTGGCTTACATACGGTTCTTTAGTTAATCGGCCAGTTCCGATCCACCTATTCATGCAGTTTCCCTCCGTTCATCTTTCTAGTGTATGCAATCGCAAATCCAACTTGCTTATCAAACTCATCATCTTTTGAGCAAACAGCTTCAGTTTGTGTGCCGTCAGACCATTTGATGATTGTCGTTTTTGTGCCATATAAAACTTCATTGATTTCGTTTCTTAATTTGTGATATTTTTTAATTTTTTTATCAGAAAGCCAAAGACTATCCGTGTTGTTCGAGTATTCGCCTTCTGCCAATTTAACAGCACTTTTTCCATTATGTTTTCTAATACCGCAATTAGTTCCAAATTTTACAAGGTATTTAGGTTCGTCATTAAATGTTCCAATCGCAATAACTTTTCCAATTTCGCCAATGTTCTCATAATAATTATCAACAACTTTAACTATATCTCCAACTTTAAATTTCATAATTTCCTCCTCATTGTCCACTTGAATTATACTCAATACCTAACCATTTTAGAATAGCTTGTTCTCCACTCATTCCGTCTCTTGCGCTGTATATCAAAAACTTTTGCGCTTCTACCAAACCTTTTGCTGTGTCTCTTTCAAGCATCAATTTTGCAACACTTTCGTTTCCTTTCGCTAAATCAGGAATTAAAGTCGCTTGCATTCCTTCGGCTTTTAATTGCAGTATCTTCTTTTCTTTTGCTATCCTGTATTCATATTCAGCCTGTGCTAATTCAATCTCTAATTGTTTAAACTCTTCATTCAATTCGGCAATTCTAGTCGAGTACGCTCTGATTTTTGCAATAACATCATTAGGATTAAGGTTCATAAGACCTCCCTATTAATCGAATAAAATCTTCTCTTGTATGGCCATTCGCTTCAAATCTTTGTTGCGCTCTCCATTTTAAATCAGCATCTTTGTCGTGTCCGTTTTTCCCATGCACTCCATTTGAACTTTGATGGCAATTATAGCAAAGGCAAGTCATAAACTCTGTGTGGCTGTCTGATATTTTATAGTTTTTTCCAAAAAACACATGGTGAATGCTTTCAAATGGCCTTCCGCAGATTTGACACTTTCCATCATCACGAAGAATTACATCTAGTTTCATGTTTTTCTTGTATTGCTTGGTTTGCCTTTTATTCCATTTCATAGCTATCATCCACAATGTCAAGGAAATCATCTAGCATCAATGTTGCCTGCCATTTTCCGTTGTTTTTCCTGTGGAAGACAATTGGCACTTCATCTTTGCTCGCATCACGTTTAGCCTGATCCATTGCCTTTCCTAGATTCAGCTTTTCAACACGTTTGACCTCAATGTGAAAGCCTGGTAAGCCAACCACATCAGCGTCACCGTTAGCCCCGCAGAATTGCTGGCTGCGTCTTGCATTATATCCTCTGGCTTGTAAGATGTGGGCAACTTCGAGTTCGCCATTTTTACCCTTTCTTTTGCTGTTAATCTTGCTCATTTAGCTTCCTCCCGCACATAGGACAATAATTAATTTCAAACGAACCGTCACCATTTTGTTCGGATCCATAAAAATGTATGTCAATTACATCTCCGTTTATTATTTCAACATAAAAATCAGAATATAGGTTTCCAAATAAAGGTCTTGTGTTTTCGCAATAATCGCACATTACAACCTCTTTTCTTTGGCAAAGCTATTCATTCCAACAATGCTCGCTTTAGGCAAAACCTTTAACTTGTATTCGTGGAATCCTCTTTCATGCTTCACGCTTTCAAACTCTGGAAATGACTGAAGCGCACAACTTTCTTTTGACAGCACAACGGTTACAAGGCCGTCATATTTGTTTACGCCATACTGAACAAAGTCTTTTTCATCAGTTGCTTTAATTACTCTTTGCAGCAGTTTGCCAGTTTCAAATGATGAGTTTTTGTAGTTCTCAATACATTGATTCATTTTACTACCTCCTTTTTCTTTTATTATACAGCAAATCCGCAAAATTGTCAAACTTTATGCCTTTTTGACAACGCAACAATCAGGATATACCCGATGGCAATTCCGACAAAATCATGTTCCAAATCACTGAGCGAAAACAGCCCGTAATCCAAGAAATCAACAACCTCTTTCCCGATTCCGATTGTCAGCACTAAAATGGCTAACAGCTTTAAGTTTAATTTGCCACAGACAAATCGCAAAGCCGATCCAATAAACAGCATCAAAATTACCGAAACACCGCAGTGTAAGATAAAATCAGTCATTCAATTCACCTTCAATCATATTTTTCAAGATGGTTACTCCAAACATTGCACAGGCACCACAGGAACCGCCAAACGCTTCATCTTCTTCCCAAGTAACCTCGCCTTGCCGCCATTCTGGATGCCCTGACGCTCCTACAGTAATAAACCATTTGTCCATTGCGTTATCGCAATACCAAGTTTTTGTATTATTTCCTGCAGGTGCAATGCTGATCGATTTAACAGCAAGAATGTCTTCGCTCATGTATTCTAGTGCCATTTCTTCAGTTGGCGGATAAAAGAAGCAAACAACCAAATCATAAGGCTCATCGATTTCAAAGTCGCTTGCTTCCAAAAAGTCAAGTTGCGTAATTTCTAGCATGGGCAAATTATCATAAAAAATCCATGTCATTTTATTTCCGTGATCTGTGTCCCAATAACCGTTGAAATCGTCAATAATAAGGACCCTCAGCCCGGCACCCTCGTTGATTGGTGCAAACTCAGGTGGTGCATTTGATGCAAAGCATGGTGTTGATAGTGCGATAATCAGTAATACGATGATTAGTTTTTTCATTTTAAATTCCTCCTTGTTAGTCACAACATTAATGTTTTGCGACTTTATTTTAAAATACAAAAGACATTTGAATACTTGACAACATTTCTTCTTTTGCTAATTTATAAAAGTTTTTGTCAATTTCAAAGCCGTAACTGTTTCTATCAATTTCCGCCGCCGCCCTTAACGTCGTCCCGCTCCCAGCCGTCGGGTCAATAACAATATCACCTGGGTCTGTAAAAATTCTTATCAATTCTTTCAAAAGTGGAATCGGCTTTTGGGTTGGATGGATTTTTGGTACCGAAGAATCTTTCCTCCACTCGAACCAATTAAAAATCATTCTTCCGTCATTGTTGAATTTTGGCAGTTTTTCTCTATATAAAACTACTGCGTGTTCTGTTGCTCCAACAATTTTCATGTTCGCTTTTAAAACTTGAGAGCTGTAATTTTTTATAAAAAACAATGGGTAACTTTTGCTAAAATCGTATTTTTTGCCATATTCTATTACGCTGTGCATTTGTTGGAAAGAACAAAATACAATCATAGCTGGCGCTTTCCCAGTTTCTTTAGGCTCCTTTTTTAATAACTTACTGCAGAAGTGCATATACTCTGCAAGATTGAAGTTTGAGTCAGTGTTAAAAAATTGTTTTCCAGCCTTTTCAGATTCCCCTTTCTTATTATCTCCTCCAACATACCATTCTGTACTTGACGCGTATGCATTAACTCCTAAATTGTAAGGAATGTCAGCAATAACTAATTGGGCTTTTGGTATACCGTATCTTTTAAAGTTTTGAAAATGATCATTGTATAATTCTGTTTTTATTTTAGCCATCAAGCCGCCTCCTTTCTTCGCAAAAACTTTATTTTGCGCCTTTATTCTTAACTGGCGCCAAAACACTTTCAATTTCCTTGACTAAAACCGACGCTCTTCTATTCAATGGGCAATCCTTATTTACGCATTTGTAGTCAAGTCCAAGTTTTCCAACATAAATGTCAGAACCGCATATCGGACAAGATTTTTTGTTCACTTCTTCCCAATCACATAGTATGCCGCTATATCCTACGTTCATCCTTCACACCTCCTGCGCTATGCGCTATTCAATACCAAAATTCACAAACTACATATCTTTTCTTGCATTCTTTACATCCAACAATTCTTTTCTCATTCAAATCATTCAAAAATACATCGTTCGCAATTACACTATACGCATATCTACCTCCAAAAAACACATGGCACTTACTTTCTTTTTTGTTTAATCTGTGAGATATTACAAACGTATTTTGCCAATAATTCGCCTGCCACCAATGCGTTTTCTTTTCCAATTACAACTTGCTCGTAAACATCTCCATTATAAGAGATCGCATATTTTTTCTTCAGCTGATTGATAAGTGATTGAAAATATTCATCGCACGCACTGTTGAATCTATACTGAGCTTCTTTCTTTGGCACAATAGCTTTGCCTTCTTTGGTTAATAGTGTATATGCAGGATGTCCACTTCGTTTTTCCCAATACACACACTCAAGGCCAAGATCATGGTTAATTACTTGATAGGTGTATATAGCCCCTTTTCTACCAGTTGGATTACATACATAGCCCCATCTACTAAAGTTTCGTCTAATATTTTCTTTCATGTTCTTCTCCTTTCATTAGTCACAAAATACACGCTTTGCGGCATTAACCGATCACCGGACCCATCAATTCCAACATGGCCTCTTTTGTTCTTTCCGCTCTTTCAATCAACACTTCAATTGCACTAACATCTGATACTTCAATAATTACCGGATGCTTAAGCATTTGCCCCCACGACGTTCCGACTGGTTCGCCAATCTGCCCGGTTCCATTTTCTCCAAAAGTAATGTATCCTTTCGGCTTGCCTGATTCAATTTCTGCCGCAGACGTAATATTCACATCTCCATTTCCGATTTGAACAAAAGTTATTCCATTTTCCTTTTTAATCATCTTTATTCCTCCACTTCTATAAATCGTCGCCCATGTTTATCCAAGCCCAATACGCTTCTTCTTCTTTGCGATAAGCTTCTTCTTCCGCTTCCAACCGATTCAATTCAGCTTCAAGCGCACGTTTGTTTTTCCTCATTTTATCCCTCCTATCGTCTGGTTAATAATCTGCACTTTTAAGTCCATACCGCCCGGCATTTCGCAAATGTAATCAAAATCAACTCCTTTTAATTCTTGCTTGATAAGATTCAACTTGATCGCATCTTTTTCCGCATAATCTTGTAAGGCTGTATAAGCCTTTCTAAGCGTTTTTACTTCTTCGAGATATGTTTGGTTATCTTCGAACAGTTGCTCGTTGTTATGGGCAATTTTTGCGCCATACAGGCAAGTTACTGCGTTAGTCAACAGCAATAAGCCACACAATCCAATTAATAGCCGTTTATTCATCTTCTTCAATTTTCTCATAAATTTCACCCGTTTCCAAAACTTCAACCTTGTAATATCTTCCAGAATTGATTAGTCTTTGAGCGTACTCTCCAGAATCCAAGCCTTGACATTCAATTCTTCTGTCTGTGATTTCCGCTGTGTAAAATCCTTTGCAACCAGTTTGCCATAATTTAAATTTCATATTGTTTCCTCCTTTTCTATCTAACCTTATTGTATATCAAGTTAGGCATAAAAGCAAGTGTTTTTTTAGAGATCAAGAAATAAATTTAATTGACTTTTATGCGCTTCAAGTCGTTTTGTAGCTTCACGGAAATAATCTTCGTCTAACTCAAAGCCTAGATATTCAAACCCTAAATCATGGCAAGCAATTAAAGAAGATGCTGAACCAACATGAGTATCAAGAATCTTGTTGCCTTCTTTTGCGTAGTTTTTTAGTAACCACTTGTAAAGTGCAACTGGTTTTTGTGTCGGGTGTATTCGCTTTTCTTTATTCCTCATGTCACCTTGTATCATTCCATTCCATGTGTACTCAAATATTTCAACACTTTTAGATTTTGAATAATAAGCCATTTCAGCCCTACCGAATGCAGTGCCTTTTTTGTCCCAAACTATTCTACCGCCGTTCAAACCTTTTGCTGTGTAAAAATTGACACCCCATATAATTTGATTTTTACTAACTCGTTTTAATTCGTCAAAATACTCTTGCGCAGGTTCTTTATTTTCAAAAACTTTATATCTCTTCCTGTTTGCCGCTTGTTTTTTTGCGCCTTCGTTGTCTTTTAGCCCTATTGCATCGTTTCCGCCATAAGGGGGATCAACAATCGCCAAATCAAAATAATTGTCCGGTATTTGCTTCATGCCTTCCATGCAATCCATGTTATAAAAACCTTTTAATTTCATCTCATCCTCCAGTTTTCTTCTTCTGGCCCGAACTCTGCAACACAACTTCCGCACATTTCAAAAATCCGGCTGCCAATAGCTTCGTCTAGCTGCTTGATTTGCTCGATTGAATATTCGCTTGTCAAGATAATGTCCTTGCGTTTTAAGTACCGCTCGTTAATCACGAGAAAAATTAACTCGATTTCTGAATCGTCAATCTTGGTGATGTGGCTAAACGTCCGTACCGACCCTTTTAAAAAGTCGTCAAGCAGCAAATATTTAGGTTTAGTGTATCGGCTCAATACACGCCTAAAATTAATCTCGTCATACCTTGCCATCTTTAATTCTTGAATCATTTGATTATACTGGACGATCTTGACATACTCCCCGTCCATTTCAACAAGCTTTCGTGCGATCCCATATGCTAGATGGCTCTTCCCCGTGCCAGGCCGCCCTAGAAAAGCAATAGACCCTTCTGGCTTATTAGCGTAATCAACCGCCATTTTCTTTGCTCGTTTCTGCTTATCAGTCTTGGCGATATATTGATTAATTCGCAAGTCCGGAATATTATCCAACTCTTTCAATGCGATTTCAGCCAGTATCTCACTTGCGTACTTATCTTGCTCCGCTTGAGTTATCACATCCTTTCGCTCATGTTGCGGAATCTCTATACCTTTAGATTCAAATTCTTGCTTTTTTATTGCAAGTCTTTCAAAAATCCCCATCTTTCCCCTCCTGCGCTATGCGCTAGTCAATTAAATCGATAATCCAATCTCCTTCTATTTCTTCATTAACGTAACCGCTGTAAATAAAATCTATATGGTCTTCCATTCCCATGTTTACCATTTTATCTGAAAAATCAGAATATGACATTTCTTCGCTTTTTGATGTTTGATTACCTAAATGTACTTTTGTTTTTGTGTTTGGTTTGCATCCCGATTCAACCATTTCAGCATTACCATCTTGTTCTTCCTGCTCCATTTCATCTTTCTTCTTTTCTGCAAAAAACGAAAAATCGCACGGGGAAATCGATTCAAATATACATTCCGTATCTAATGAGTTTGGTTTTTGATTAAATGGACAGTCGTAACAAACTAAATGGTTTTCGCATTCTTTTGATATTAAAAGTAGCGCATCAATCAATTTTTGTTTCATCATTCTCCATCCTTTCTAATCGTTGTCAATAGGTTCAAAATCTTCGCAATTATCCCAGCAATCATTGTATTTAGATTCACCTAAAATGTCTTCTGGTGATTCACAGTAAAATTCCGGATCAAAATTATCGCATGCACAATATACATACGGTATTCCTTCAAAATTTCTCTCAACGTATTGGTTCGCACATTTGTCACATTTTACTCTTGCCATCATTCTCCATCCTTTCTAATCGTAATACATCATTCTTTCTGCATTTGTCAATAAATCAAATGTTAACTCTGCATTTGGATATTCGTTGCGCCTTTTTTCGAGCAAATCATTTAAATCTTCCTCAGTCAAAATTCCATCATCCCATATTTCACCATCTTTGAAAATTGCATATTCCGCTTCTACTTCTTTTTTCATATTCTTCTCCTTTAAAATGGCACGTTATCAATGTCAATCCCCTCTAAGTCAGCAGGGTCATCACCAAAAATCTTATAGTCACGTTCCGGCTTTTTAGGCTCAACCCATTCGTTCAAATAACCTTCAAATTTGGTGCCGAATAACGTTGTAGGCTGAAGATACTTAGACATGTTTGGATCGTCTAACCATTGACTACATTTAACATCAATCACCTTTTTGAAATCGTCCAAGCCTACGGACAAATCTTTAACCCTTGCCTTTATGAGAGATTGGGTTTTCTTAGATGCAGGTTTAAACGCCTTTCCCGTCTTTTCATTGAGATAAGCAATTACATCCTTCACGAGGTCGGACGGTACGTCTGACAAAGGTTTTTTCTTTCCTTCTTTACATTCTTCTGTTCTTACATTCTTGTTTGTGTTCACTTGTTGTTCACTTGTTGTTCGTTTGTTGTTCACTTGTTGTTCATCTTGTTGTTCAATGGATTGGTATTTATCCCAATTTAGTACGGAAATTAGCCGTTTCTTTGTGCTTGTTTGTTGTTCAATTTGTTGTTCGATTTCTAGCTTTTTTAATATACGTTGCACTTTGCTTTCGGAAATGTTAAACTGCTGTGCAATCTTTTTTCTCCCAGTGATAAGTTGCCCAGGAGCCAAAGAAATAACCTCGCCCTTAAACTCAACTTTGTAGCTTTTGTGGGTAGCATTCAAAAGCAAGTAACACCAAACAGAAAAGTATTCAGCATCTTTACAAACGATTGGGTTCTCCAATGTTTGTCTATATAGTTTAACCCAACCTTCCATGTCCTACTCCTTAAGCGCCCGCTCTAATTTCTTCATGTTTTCTTCATTAGGCTTACTAACCCCACGTTCCCAAAGTTGGTAAGAAGTCAATGAAACACCAACTTTCTTAGCCACCTCAATTTGTGTAAATCCAAGTTCTTTTCTAATCGCTTTCAATTTTTCTAATTCAAACATTTTTACATCTCCTTTTTATTGTTCTTATTATCTATTTATAGTATAACATACTTTGTCATGACCATGCAAAGACATTCCAGAAAGAAAGCCCCAAATATAGGGGCTATTTTTGTTCTTCTTTTTTCCTGCTTAACATATCCATTGCTTGCATCCATTGTTTATTTGTCATTTCTTTAACTGAATTGACTTTAAAGAATGCGCAAAACTTAACCTTGTCCGTTTTAGTTTCATCAAGCATCAATTCAAGTGTTTGAAATTTAGCATTGTCAATGACTGCATTTTCCGTTTTAACTCGTTCAGCTTCAATGGCATCATGTTCGGCAGATGAGATTTGGTCCGGATCATCGTTTGACGGAATCGAGAATGTGCGCCACAAAGCATATTTGAAAGCGTATGACTGCGCCTTGCCTGACCCTTTGTCGGCCGAATCATGGCCTTGGCCTGTAGAGTGGATGTCGATAAACTCTTCAGGACTGTCAGCGTTGACCATGCGGAAAATGTAATGCCCGTGCGTAATCTTGCCAGATGTCGTTTCCTCCGCTTTGATTGGATAGACCATGATATTGTTCTCGACAAATTTTTCTCGTAGCGTTGATGTGGTCTTGGCTTCCGATAGAAACTTGTATTTTGTGTTTCCAAAATCAACCTTTCCGTCTTTTTTTAGGCTTTTAACTTCGCCCATAATCTTAACAATTTTTTGGTATAGATTCATGTTCCCTCGCTTTCTTCAATTCTTCCAATGTTCTTTCTGCAATCTCTAGCTTCTCGCCCCAGTCTTTCATGTGGTTTTTAATGTTGTCTGCGTGTTCTTTAGTGCAATCTTCCGAACATAAATAGCCAACTGCTTCATCAATTTCTTTTGTCCAATAATCGACTGACCTTTGATAATGTTTGATTAAATCTGCTAGAGTTTTCATTTTTTCCAGATAAACGGATCCGCTTTTTCAAGCAGCGGTTTATAAAGCTTTTCATCAACCATCATTCCTGGAATCGCAGGATGGCCAGCTTTCTTCAATTCCTCAACAGTCATTCCATCGCATTCCCCAACCCATCCTTCATCAACGCATTCCTTGATAATTTCCCATGGTGCATTTCTAATCATCCGTTCAACCCATTTTCTACCGCTAAATACTTTCATAGCAAAGTCCTCCTTAATTCTTTTACATCGTAAAAGTTCAGTTCTTCCCACGGAATCAGCTTAACGAGTTCAGATTCGCCAATTTCTTCCTGGACTGTTACATTGATGCCAAATTCAGAAAAATTCAAATAAATCGTACCATTTTTAACATACTCAATCCCATCGGCTAGTTCAAACCAAAGGCAATCATCTATCCAGTCAGCTACGGTTGACGCATGCTTAATTAGCCAGCCATAGGACGTTTGGATATAGCCTTCGTCAATTAACCGCTTTATAAAAAGTTTTCTTGCATATCTCTGTTCCAACACGTTACCACCTCCACCTTTATTCTATCAATATTCAGACAATTTGTCAAATGATTACGACTGTTCCTTCGCCAAAATCCTCGTTGAGTTTAGCAACAATCCATTTAGGGATTCTGTTGTATCCGTTCAAATATTTATACAGTTGAACGTATCTGACTTGTAGCTGCTCCGCATATTGGGGCAATGTGATCCCGAGTTTTTCAAACCGCTCATTGAATTTGATTGCAACTGGCCGCTTTTTAATTGGAATACCCATTTCGAAAATTTCACTGTAAACTCGAACGAAATTTAAGAATGATTCTTGGTCGCCAAGTTTGCTGTACTCGCTAAACAATTCTTCGGCAATTGAATGCTGCGAATAACGGTCAACTTCCATTTGGTTAATTGTGTCAAACACGTCAGATTCGAGAATTTCATAAAATCGCAGGCTTTCTGAGATAGCGCCATTTCTTCTGAGTTTGCGATACAATCGGATAAAGTTGAAAAGTTCGTTTTGACCGACTTCTCTTTCAAAAATTTCCGGCTGAGATTCCTTGAGATTCTCAATAATCTCGTCTGTGTCCAATGATTTTTTCAGGTAAAAATTTAAAGTCTCTAGCATGATTTCTCCCCCTTGTAAATAACCCCATTGATTTCAACAGCTTCAACAGTTGTGTTTAGATTCAAGATTCGTTTGGCATCGTAAGCGTCACCGAAGTTGCTTTTGATTCCGTCGATTTCACCAGTAGTTCCGTCTTTGTAATAGATTTTCATTTCTCTTCCTCCCAATCTTCAGACCGGATAACGGCCGCCGCGCACGTTTCGAAATTCTCGCATTCAACCGTTATTCCAAATTCTTCATCAGTGTAACCGCCATAAAGACCATTTTTCTTAGCTAAGTCAGTCGGGATCACGTATGATTTGCGCGTCCCGTCATTATAAGTCTTTAGAATTGCTGAATAGTTTTCCATCATTTTTTGTTTCCTCCTGTTTTTTGTTTTTCCCTTACCTCTTGTCTATATTATATCGCACGACACACGCTAAATCAATAGATTTTTGATTTGTTAATACTTTTGTAACATTTAATTTATTGCAATAAAAAAGACCCCGAAGGGTCTATTTGATACCTGGTGTGTCTGGATTGTTTAGGATGCCTAGTGCGATCCCAATTGCGCAAACAGCCTTGACTACAGTCATTACTGATTCGTCGTCAACTCCAACGCCTGAAGTGGTAAGGATAAGAAGCACAGATGATGCTACCGCTGTAATTGTTCCAGGGTTCTTCAATCGTTTTAGAATTAGTTGCCAGTCCATATTATACCTCCTTGATTAATATTGCATTTTGAGATTTCCAATATTTGTTGCCGTACCCCCAATATGGTGTGGTTAAGTTTCCTGCATGTCCGCCATCTAGTAGAATCGCATTGTCAAACTCTCTGCCTATCTCTAGCAGCTTATCGCGCCCTCCTTTAACGCACAAGAGCCACACACGGCCTTTTTTGAATCCAAGGACATTGTGGTAGGTAAAACGCCAAACGTCCGCATATGAGCCTATATAGCCTTCTAGACGTGGATCATATAAATTAGGTGAAAGCCCTGCGCCTGATATAGCGTTTTTAAAATTATAGTCGGAAGCCCATAAGCCTTTATGAGAAGATAAGTCGTCAAAGACAAGGATCGAATCAGGCTGACCTTTCCAACTATGAGCAGATGACTCTCCAACAATCTTGCTGTTATCAATTAATATGCCGTTTGTGTAGCGCTTTCCGTTGTGGTGCCAATAGAATGTACCATTGATGCCTACTTCCGGTCCACCGCCACGCAGGCGCACGTCATAGCCGAATGTAATATTGTCTTTATCGGTTACAATCGCACGGATATATGGCTTTCTAATAAATTCTGTACGGTGCATATAATTCCTCCAATACAGAGCCAGTGATTTCTAAGATACCAAAGTCTTTTCCAACCTCAAAACCTTCTTTTGGCACGCCTAATGCTTCTCTAAACTCGTCAAATGTTTGTCTGCGCATCGTAATGCAACCAGTTGACCAAGCAAAACCGTCATAATCTTCAGCATCGCGGTAATGAATGTTGATTCCTGCGCTTGTGTCGTAACCAGTTGACCGCACAACAGGAACATTTTGGCTTTTATCAAGATTTACAACTTCCAAAACTCGCCAATTGACGCCGTTTATTTTCTGATGCTTAGTCAAAAGTTTATACTTTCCATTCAGGATTGTCGCTTCCGGTGTGCCTTCATTGCTTTTCCCTAGCCCTTGCGGGTAGTCAGGCAGGGAACTGCACAGCCCTGCCCATACCCTTGATTCTCCATCAAAAACCTCGATGAGACTTTCGTACTTTCCAAGGCCTTTTCCCCTCGTGATTTTAGTTAATTTCTCCATTTTTGCCCTCCATTTTCGCAATCTTCTCCCCAAAGACAAACAGCTTTTCCGTATGGGAATCAGTCGTCCTTTCAAGATTGCAAATTCTGGCATTGTAGTTGTTTTCAAACGTGTCAAATCTTTTGTTGATCGAGTCTTTGAAATCCTCGAATTTAGGCAAGACCGTCACTTTGACCACAGCGTAAACCCCACCTACAATCGCCGTAAAGAGTATGAATAATTCGATGCCTTTTTCAAATGTCATATTGCCCCCTTAAAAGTTTGTGCCGAAAAATAACGAACCTTCGGTGTTTTTTTCGAAAAATATTCTCTGAATCGGTTTTCCTGAAACCATAGCCCAAACATTATTAAAGTCCCACCCGAGAGATTCGTAGGTTGATTTTTTTTGCAATTCTGATGAGGTTTTATCCAATCCGCTAGTTCCATTTAAATTTGAAACAATAGTATTTGGAGTGTTCATTGTATTTAAAGCGTAATTACTTATAATTGTAGGGCTATAGTCTCTTGGCAAAAAGCTACCGCCAGAACTAAAATTATTTGTAATTCTATCAAAATACAATTCATCTTCAGACAATAAAGACGTTATGTTTTCCATGTTTGCTACACAATACTTAACAGTTCCGTCGCCAGTAGCAAAAATTCCGCCTGCGCTTGCTACGTTATCATAAAAACCACCGCTAGACCCAGCCGGGTCTCCACCAACTTTAACATCTCCGTTAGCAATGCAGTTTTCAACAACGCAAGTGCCAAGGCAAGAACCTGCAATCCCGCCACCAAATATAAACATATCGTCCTTTGTGCTTTTTACGTATACAGAAACATCTGACCTACAATTTTTAATTGTTCCATTGCAAGTTCCTACAATTCCGCCGGAAGAAATATTGTTCGACAAACTTGTATTTGTAGAAAAAGATCCTGTGCAAAAGCAATTTTGAACAACTCCTGTGCCTTCCAACCTAAAAGCTATTGGGCCAAATGGTTCTGCGCTAGTTGTGTACCCATAAAAATCTTCTATTTTTAAATTTTTAACAGTTCCGCCGAATTGATAAAACAAACCGTCTCTATTGCACGTTAAATTTTGTATAGCGAACCCGTCGCCGTCATAATTTATGCCTATAATGCCAACACCTTCTCCAATTGGGCTCCAAGGGTTATACGAAGCAAGGTCAATGTTGTTTGTTTGCTTAAAATAAGCATTTAAATTATTTTTAATATCAATTAAGTCTTGTGGTGTGCTAATTAAATAAGGGTCAAGTTCTGTACCACTTCCGCCACTATACATCAAATCACCGCCTTAATGTTATAAAGCACACCCATAATATATCTTGAGCCATCATAATAAAAGGTCAAAATATCTTCTTGGTTTGCACTTGTAACAGACGTATATCCGTTCCCGCCTGGAGAAGCAATGTCAGCTGTAGGCAAAGTTATCGAATGCCCGCCTGTGGCATCTTGCAAAATCCTAAGCTGTAAATGCGCTTCGCCGTTTGGCGGTGTAAATGAAACTGTTGTGTTTTCCGTTAAAACAAGTTTATGTTTTTGGCATCTGGAAAAGTCAATCGTTACAAGTCCACCGGAAGAAGCGTTTGACACTTCGTCGAATGAAATTGTAGCTTCGCCAGCGTTCGTGTTTTCTCCTTTGCGCAATGACTTTACATTTCCATCTTCCAAATTGTTAAGCCTTGTTGAATTTATACCGGGTGCGGCGCCTGGGTTCCATGTAGTAGGATTATAAGCCATATTATTACCCCCTCGCTATTTTATCAGTACGGATAAACTCTATTTCCTCGGAAGCTGTTTTTTCTCTGCTCCAAAGAATCCGACTGATTAAAGTGCCTGTATTTGCTGTGCTAGTAGCTGTTGAACCACCGAATATGCCGATTTCTTTAATGGTTCCGACGCCTTCTGTTTCCGTCAGGATAAAAGTATGAACAACTTCGCCAAGGTTTCCGTCAGCTTCAAATATAAAAGGCGTTCTATAGGTTTCTGCTCCAAGCTGTGTATCCGTATCTGTAACAGCAGTATCACTAGATCCAATTGCAAGGTACTTAACAGCTAAATCCGGAACACCATTTTTAAAAGGTGAAACCAATTGGGAAATGACAGTATTCATAATTCTGTTTTTTATTGTATCTTCCTGTTTTAGTTCACCATTCTCAAAAACTTTAATAGTATATATTCCTGTATGGAGTTCTTTGTCAATCATCTATATCATCCTCCAAATTGATTCCAAGTCCAGGATAAAGGGTATCGCTTGGATATAATGTATCGCTTGGATATAACGGCGTTGTCGAAACAATGCTTGTGGTTGCTTGTGATTTATTTGTTTCCGTTTGCGTGTTTAGGATTATAACAACCTCGTTTTCAGAAACAACCGCTTGCCTATTGCCTTTAATCAAGTCTTTGAAAAACTCTTCCCAGCCACCCAAAGCCGACCCGTCTAGCGCTCGTATTCGATATTTAACAATGTTATCTTGTTCGTAGCAAAAAACGGATTCAACTAAGAAATAGTCATCAATTCCGAATAAAGTTTTTTGTATTCTCTGGAGTTCTCCAGCAACCACAGAAACATTTTCGATTTCGTATGTGATAATATCCTGGACTTGCCCGTATTTAGAAATAAGGCTATTAGCATACTCAATAGCTTGGTCGGAAGTATCTATTGAAGTTTCTTGAGTCAATATCTCATAAATGCCAGAAGTTCCGGTTTCTTTTGTCTTTCTCTCCTCAATTTGCTCTGGTATATCAGCCACAGCAAGAATTGGATATAAACCTTTGTAAGTCACTTCTATAACGTCAGAAGAAGTCAATGGTGTTTCTAATACGTCTTGTGAAAGCACGTTGCTATCAAATGAAAAGTACCATTTTTTATTTGTGTCAAGGCCATTCACACCAACATCCGAATCAGAAACCTGAATTGAGTTTATAAAAACAGTTGGTTTTTCAGCAATTGGGAATCTCAATACGAAGTTTCTTGAAATACCATCAGGTTCAGGCGTTGGCTTTTCAGCAGTTTGGATTGCCGTTCTGCCTTTGCCAGCCCTTACATATTGCTTATTTCTGTACTGGTCTAAACTTCTTTTTCTGGAAAAATTATAAACTGCCGATAAATCGGTTATATTGTTTGCCGAATAATTCTGATCCCGTCTAAAAAATTGCAGTTTTTTATCATTGTCTATATTCCAGTTAAGTCCTGTTAAATCACGCAAAATATTTAATGCGTCAGAAACTTTGATATAATCAAAAACAACTCTGATCAATTCGGGGCCAGTTTCTATTGTTCCGGCCGTTATGCCCTCTTCTGAAAGTATTGGGAGAATAGCGTTTGTTATAATGTATTCAGCCGTTTTATTCTCAAAAGCATCTGCAATAATTCTTTTGTCGGCAATTGCGGAATTATCGTCGCAAGTTACATAATATTCAAGAAAACCTGGTATCGCTTCATATTCTTCAATTTCTTTAATTATACCAGCAAACAGAACACTGCCGTTATCCTCAAATGAAACAGAATCGCCTTCATCAATTGCGTTTAACAACTTTAAATCATCTACAACGAAAGTCATTTCACTTTTTGTATTTATTGATGAAAAGATATTCCAACCTTTTTTATAACCAACCTCTTGGCCATCTATATAGAGTTTTCTCATCTAGAAATCCCACCTTTTCGCCTTACAGCATTAACAACCATTTCAGCAAGTTCGGCTTCTGCGTTTCTGCCAACAATTGCAGGTGTGTTGATGTGAACAATCACATTGCCGCCACCGTTTGGTGTTATATTTCCACTTGTTGAAGGAGTGAATATCTCCGGGCCTCTTTCGCCAACAAGATAAGATGAATTCGCCGTTACTGGTCCACCATCAGCCCTTGCTCCTTGAATTGGCATACCAAGTATATTCACTTCGCTCGGTGCAAGACCACCAAGGATATCGGTAAGTTTTATCCTTCTATTAAGTCCCGTTCTTTCGAAGAATCGATCAACAGCATCTGCCGCTTTAACAACAGCTTCGGCAATGTCTTTGAATATTTCGGCAAATAGTTTCAATTGACCAATTGTAGCGCCCGCGGTACCCAGCCATTCGAATTGTTCGTTTAATCCTCTTAATTCTTGAACCGTTTCCGGCAGGTTGTTTGTTATCCATTCTGCAAATGTTTGTATTTCCGGCAATGCTTCTGCAACTATTGTGTTTTTTACTCCACCCAAAGACCTTTCTAATTCATCGAGTGTATCCGTTAATTCAACACCTGCATCAACAGCTTCGTCACTTAAAACAAGTCCTAATTCTCTTGCTCTTTCTCGCAATTCATCAACACTTCCAGCTTGTTGATTCAACAAAGGTACTAAGTCTTGGCCATTTCTTCCGAATAGTTGTTGCGCTATATCAGCTTTTTGTATGCCATCTTCCATTTCTTGCAATCTTGTAACCGTAAGCGCAAAAGCATCTTCCTGTGACATTTTTGCAATTTCTTGTTGTGATATACCTAATTTATCAAATTCTTCAGCGCCTTTTCCAGCACCTTCGACGGCTTCTTGCATTCTCTGCGCAAGAGTTTTCATTCCAATTTGCAAAGAATCGATAGAAACTCCAGCTTGAGACAACACAAATTCCCATTCTTGAAATCCTTCTCTAGAAAGCCCTAACCTTTGCGAAAGTTTGTCAATTCTATCAGTTGCTTCAGTTGTGTCTTTAACCATTTTTATCGCAACGGCACCAGCAGCTGCGTACATTGCAGTTGCAACGTTAAACGCCGACTTGAAAGAGTTTGCAAGACTTTTTGACTTTGTTGTAGTGCTATCAATTTCTTTATTTGCTTTGCTCGAATCTATTGCTATTTCACCGAATAATTTAAATATTGGCTTCATTCTTTTCACCTGCCTTGAATTTGGCAATTATTCTTTCTGCATCTTTATTGATTTGTTCCGTTGTTTTCATCTTAACAAAATGTTCTTTGTAGTATTCCTCAAACGGCTTAAAATTGTCTTTTGTCATGTAAGGGTAAATAGTAAGCCATTTCTGCCAAATCTCCTGCCGTTGTTTCTCTTTTCTTGCGTGCTGTGCAAATTGTACGACTGTAACTAAATCATATGAATAAAAGTCGCCATAAAATTGATGTAACAAGCTAATGAGTTCGGCGACTCCTATCTCATTGCTGATTGAAAAAAAGCCATCATCTTTTCATCTCTAAAGATTTCGCCAAGCGTTTCAAACGTTTCAAACATATCTTGCTCAGCTACTTCTTCAAAGGTTTTATCCTCTAGCAAAGCGACAACCTCAATGATATCATTTGTACATTTAGCCGCATTCTCCATTAAGAAAATCATGAAGTCCATTCCTGCAGCTTCTTCACCTTGTTCCGCATCGACGCTTTTAAAAAACTCCTTGAAGTCAATCTTTTTAAGAATCCTAGCCATGAATGGCATCATTTGAAATGCTTTCTTTGTCTGAATCATAAATCCTCCCTAAAAATTAATGGGGCAAAAGCCCCCTATTTCATTTTACGAATTTCGTATGGTGCTTTATTTTTGTCAGTTGCTGCAGGATCCCAATGCGCTGTAAATTGAACGGTCGGCACAAGCTCTTCATCCTTAGCAATCGCAGCTTCAAACGCACCATCAGACAAGACGTTTTCTAAAATAATAATCATGTCATTGCCGTCTTTGCCTTCGCCTACCCAAGCAATGTTAGTCAGATAATCAGAATCAGCCACAGCGTAGGTTTCAGTCATTGAATCATAAGTGGTTTCGTCCGTTACTGTGATGCCATGGAAAAACTTAGGAAACTTAGTTACGTCGCCAATTTCGAGCATGTTCAAAGTAAGCATTGGCGCAATTCGTGTTTTGTTTCTATGGCCTTTAGTTGGGCCTTTGTCTTGGTCTGCTTCAGTCTCACGCCATTCTACGCCATTTGTGAATGAGCCGCCGCCTTTAGATGCGCCTAGTTGAACTTCGTCGATTTCACCAAGATTGTAATACAAAGCCCCTGGTCCTAATACTTCGTTATCTGGTGTTACAGTTGCTACTGATTGTGTTGCCATATTTTACCCCCTTAATAGAGTCTCTACAAGAAAACTAATCTCTTTGCCGTATGTTAGGTTCTCAAAAGGTAACTGCACCTTAGAGAGCCGTATAGGGCGAAAATAAACGTTAGTATCTATATGAATTATCCTGTCAATGGCATCATTGATTGAATCGATCGTATCCTCTAAAGCTGAAGCGTCTTTGTCATATGCCCGAATGTCAAGAATATAATCAAGCGATAAATCATCTCTTTCCGATTCGCTTGAAGATGACAACTCGAACACAATGTAAGGCGGTTCTTGTTTGTCCGATGCTTTTTGATAGGATACATCACCTAATGGAGATAACAAGCCATAGATTACTTCCAGAAAATCAGTCGTCAATTTTAGCCATCTCCTTTGCAATAATTTCTTTAATTTTTGAAACATTGTTCGCAATCGCAGGCTTCAAAAATGGTTTTCTGTTTTGCCCTAACTCCATCGCAGGAGCATATTCAACGTTTGTGCCAACATGCAAGGTATCTTTTGTTTTTCCAGTCGGCTCATAGCCTTTAGCCTTATGGCCAACCTTGCCTATTTCGTCTGGTGTCGCAAATGTGATTGATGCCCTCAAACGTCCTGTATCAACTGGCGCAAGCAAGGATGAAACGCCTTGCAAGAATAGACCAACCTTTAAATAAGCCACATTTACAGAAGATGTCATTTGCTTCTTTACTTCTTTTGAGTTATCTTCAAATTTAATCATCTTCAAACAACCCCAGGATTATTTTTAAGTGGTGGTCTTGGTGTGCTGTGTTTTGTGGAATCGAAATCACTTGATACATTTTTCCGTCGTATTTGACGTATGAATCAATTCCGATCGTAGCCGTTACAGGACAATACATTTTGTATACCGCTGAATACTCGTTTTTGTCGTTATAGACACGCTCTGCCGTTGAATCATGCTTGATATAGGCTTGTACATCCTCGACCTTTGTAAGCACTCTGGTCAATTCGCCAAACGTTCCTTTGGTGTCTGCCACGGAATAGATTTCTGCCGCTGAATAGTAACATTCAATTGCCATCTTACCACCCCAGTTTCTTGTAAGGACTTAGTTTTTTGTCAAACACAGATTGCCATGAGCCGTCTTTTGCAAAGGAAACAGAATAATCATCGATTGATTCAGACTGGATGCCATCTTTTTCAGTGAATGCTGAAATCTCTGTAACCAACTCAAGAAACTCTTTTGGCGGTGACATTGATTCAAGGCAAACAATCTCGTCTGTATCTTCTGTATCCATTATACCATCAACGGTAAGCGTGTCGCTTGCGACGTCTGTGATGAGATACACGCCATCATTCAGGTAGCTGTTTGTTACATGCAAGTATTGTCC